CTCACACGGGGACCCGTAGAAACAATCGGCTTTGTAAAAGAAGTCCGGTTGCTCTGTACGCAGTACCTGTGTGGGAATCCCCGCCTAGGAACCGAGCCAGGCTTTGGGGTTCAAATCGACGAAACTGGCTTACCCATCACTGGGACCGGTGTCGAAGATTTGTTCCGTCAAGGTGATCCATCTCAGATAAGGCTTGGTCTATCCCTCCTCGGGATATCAAGAATCTTACCTGGCTGGAAGTCTCCCGACTTAGCAACCATTACAGAGCCTTGCAGTTCATCAAATTTGCCCGATTTAAGGGCTGAGCTGCAAGCCACTGTTCGGTTGTTGGGTTGGAAGATCACCCTTCCCGAATGGGAGGGGTGTCACCTGACAACCAAAGCTGGCCCCAACGCGCAAGCGCTTGTAGGTTCCATCGAGGATGCTGCACTCTTAACAGAATCACAAATTGGCAATTTGCGACTTCTGGGCGGAGATGCATTAATCCGATCGATTGAAACTTCCAAACTTCTCAGCCCCCTTACTTGGCTAGAATATTTTGGGCTAAAACCGAAAGGTAGAAGCGCCAAACTATCCCTAGTCAAGGACAAGGAAGCTAAGACACGGATAGTTGCCATCCTTGACTATTGGACACAATCCAGTCTCAAGACTTTGCATGACGCAGAAATGCGCTTCTTGCGAGCCTTAAAACCGGACATGACCTTTAATCAAGGGGGCTTCCGTTCCACACTAACTGGTCCCGGCCCGTTTCATTCTCTCGACTTAACAGCAGCCACAGATCGATTTCCTGTAGAAATACAAGAGTCGGTCCTAAGCGAACTATTAGGAAGAGCGGATGTTGCGAGTGCGTGGAGGGAGTTGATATGTGATCGAGACTATACAATCACATGGGGTAACCGTAGCTGTACCGTGAGGTATGCCTGCGGCCAACCCATGGGGGCGTATAGCTCTTGGTCTACATTTTCAATTTCCCACCACGTGGTAGTACGAGCGGCGGCCATGAGGGCAGGACTTTCTCCCACCTTCACGGCCTACGCGCTCCTAGGAGACGACATCGTCATTGCTAACGATGCAGTAGCCAAGGAATACCGTACTATCATGGACGAGTTAGGTGTTGCACTCTCCGTCGCGAAGACACATGTGTCGCAAGACACGTATGAATTTGCTAAGAGGTGGATTCACCGCGGAACGGAAGTGACTGGCGCACCCTTAGGCTCTTTATTCGAAGCGATGTCCCTCGTAAGAGGTAAACGGCTTGAGGACCTAGGTAAGGATTTTCTCCCGACCAAAGCAATCAAGACCGTTTCCTACTACGGGGTAGTCGCTTGGGTTAGAGAGCTTGAGGCGCGCTGGTCACCTCGATCTAGTGTGTTGGGATCCCGG